ATCTATATTAATTTTTCTATCTTTATCTAATTTGATTTCAGGTAATTGAACTTTCATTAATTTATATAATTTATCTGCTAATGATTTTTCCATTTTATCATTTGTGTATGCACTGACATTATTTGGTGATATAAATACTAATTGTTCTATTGGTGATATTTTGGTTGTTTTATAATCTAATACAACTTTTTGAAAATTTGAAAATTTAACTAATGCTTCAATTGACGGAGCATATGAATATTTATAATAGAAATCGTTATTAGAATCATCATCTAAAAAATAATAATTAAATTTCCATAACATTGCTTTATAATATTCTAACGGTGGAATATCATCAGCAATTTCATTATATTTTGGTTCATAATTTCTAATTAATTTTTCAATATTATTTAATTCATTATAATAATTAAAAGTATCTTTATTAATAACTTCAACAGGATGATTAAATCTATTCTTTGTAGGAGTATATGAATGTTCTAATTTTTGTATTGCCCTAAAAAATTTCTGTAAATTTATTAAATTAACTTTATTATTTTCTATTATTCTAATATTTAATTTTTTATACTCAATTATTATACTTTTTAAATGTTTGGTAACATTTATCCATTCAATTTTTGGTATAAAGTCATCACCAAATACTGAAAATATATAAGCAAGATCATTTACTGGATTAAAAAATTTACGTATTGATTGAATATCAATTATAGCATCTGTTGAATCTGACTGTTCATGACGTAATATATATATAAAATTTGGTAATATCATCGTCATTAAAATCATATCTGCATCTGGTGAATATATAACTGATTTATCTGAGGGTGTTGAATATTTTTTCATATATTTTATAATTTTCTTTTCACCCTCTCCTGGTTCATTAAAATCTGATATAACTGTTTTAACTTTAAAATCATAATTATTTAAAATATTAATTAATTTAACCATAAATTTTGTTTCTGGTGATATAACATTTTTATCAAACGAAAATTTAAGCTCCATATATTCCAACTCATTATATAAATTATTATCAAAATTTTTTATGTTCAACTGTTGATAATATTTTTCACGTAGTTTATTTTGTATAGCTCCCATAAGATATCCTTTATAACGTCTATCTTGTTGTTCAATCATTTTACCAACACTTGGGACACCATCTATCGCTATATATAAAAATTTACAAGCTGGATAAAATGATAAATATGTTTTAATATCATCTATTATATGTTTAATAACAATATCTACAAGATTTACACTTTTGATATTTTCATGAAAATTCTTTACAGTAAATTCAAACTCAAAAAACTTATTTAAACGATTATATTCTGTTTCAAGTATTTCTTTATCCATGTAGGTTTTTTCTGAATATTTATAAATTAATGAATATAATAATAAATCATTTAATTTATTTACAATATTATTTGATACCTTATGTATGATTGAATTAAAATCAAAATAAAAATGAGTTATATTATTATTAACATTTATATTTCTTATTATTTCATTAGAATATATCGAATTTATAGATTTAAAAAATCTCTCAATACCCATACAATTATTAATATAAAAAAATATAAATAATTGTTATATTATGAAAATATTTTTTAATGGATTCTGGGATGGATTTATATCTAATGAAAATCCTATTTGTAGTAAATTTTTTATAGATTTACTTAAAAAAGTGTTCTTTTGTAATATTGAAATTTCTAATATAGATGAAGCTGATATTTTATGCGAATCTATATTTGGTAATTCTATGATTGATTTAAAAACATGGAAGTATTCATTTTTATTTTCTGGAGAATCTAGATGTCCCGTTGGTGATAAATATACTGCTGTCTTAAAAGGATCGAGAACTCATAAAAATATAATTCATTGTCCTCTATTTGTTCCATACATGTATTGTAATTCAGTTAAATTCCCTGAAAAAACAAATATAATACCACCAAATTTTTGTTGTACATTTATTAGTAATCCAAATGGAGTTGTACGTAATAAATTTATAGAAGAATTAGAAAAATATAAAAAAATAGATCATTTTGGAACATATAAAAATAATACTAGGGGATCATTTCCAGGTGATTATAGTTCTAAAGATTTAATTAAAAAAATGTCTGACTATAAATTTGTGATATGTTTTGAAAATTCAGAAGAAGACGCATATATTACAGAAAAAATAATTAATCCACTTTTAGCAAATGTAATTCCTGTTTATTGGGGAAATAAAAGAATTGGAGATTATTTTAATATTGATAGAATTTTACATCTTAAAGATGAAAATGAAATTGGAGGACTTATACAAATAATGTGTAATATGACAGAACTTGAATATATTAAAATAATAAATGAAGATCAAAAAAATATATTAAATGTTGAAATTAATATAGATACGATTTCTAATGATATTAAACGTATTATTCATAATAAAAAAATATCAAAAATTATTTGTATTACAAATGAGGAAAAAGAAAAAAATAAATATGATTTTTTAAAGAAACAATTTGATGAAAATTCTATTCCATCATATATTGTTGAATATTCATTACCAACATACTTTGATAATATGGATAAAAAATTATTTTCAATGATCAAATTCGACAACACAGATTTACAAAAAGAATATAATCGTGATTTAAGAATGAATGAGATTTCTTTATTTTTGAATTTTTATATAATATTTAAAAGAATACTTGGTTCTTATAAAGAAGGTATATTTATCACTTATGAAAGCGATATTATTTTTAAAAATAATATTCATTTATTAAATGTTTTGATAAATAAATTAGGAGATTTTGATTGTATCGCATTTGGAAGTGGATGTTCATTTGAAGTTAGTAATCCTAATTTAAATATAGATATTGATATTTATAAAACAAATAGAACTAGATGTACGGATTCATTTATTTGGACATACAAAGGTATTGAAAAATTTACATTATATATTGAAAAAATAATTTATACAACTGGTATGGATTGGCCGATTGATTTTTTTATGGATAATTTTTTAAAGAAAAATAATTTTGATATGTACTGGACATATCCATCTTTAACAATCCAGGGAAGTCAAAATGGAACATATAAATCAACTGTTCAAACTTAAAACAATATAAAAACAAAAATATAATTTTAATATGTCGGAAGAAAAACCAAGTTTCAATTTACTTTTAGCAACTCCCTGTTATGGGGGTCAAATGCTAAGAGGTTATACTCAAAGTATCCTAAACTTACAACGTTTATGTGATTCGAATGGTATTAAATTAGATATTTTAACAATTGGTAATGAAAGTTTAATTACTCGTGCCAGAAATTTCTATGTATCATTAATGCTCGCAAAACAAGAATATACTCATCTTTTATTTGTAGATAGTGATATATCATTTAATCCATTAAATGTATTAAGAATGTTAATGGCAAATAAAGATGTAATTGCAGGATGTTATCCCAAAAAAGGTATTAATTGGGAAAAAGTAACTAATATGGCGAAAGAAGGTGTTATTGCGTCTGAATTTGTTGAACCAGCGTGTTATGACTATGCTGTTAATATTATTACAGAAAATGATCATGGTACTCAAAAAGTACCAATTCAAAATGGATTTATGAAAGTTGCCTATGCAGCAACTGGATTTATGATGATAAAGCGTGGTGTATTAGAAAAGATGGCAAAAGAATATAGTAATTTAAAATATGTTAATGATGTCGGAGGGTACGATGTTCATGGAAATAAAGATTTCTTTTATGCTCTATTTGATTGTGTAATTGATCCAATTTCTAAGAGATATTTAAGTGAAGATTATGCTTTTTGTAAGAGATGGATTGGAATGAATGGTGAAATCTGGGTTGATTTAAGTTGTAATCTAACACATTCTGGAACATATGATTTCAAGGGATGTTTCTTAAAGACAATTGAAAGAGGTATTAAAGATGAACAAGAAAAATTAAAGGATCAAAAAGCGCAAGTACCACAAACGCAAGCATCAATCGAAGATAAATTAAAGGCACTTTTAGCAGAGAAGAACATGTCTGTTGATGGAAATGGAGGAAGTGGTATAAAAGATATGTTAAATTCTCAAATTTCTTCCGAAGTTAAAAAGAATGTTAAATTCGCAGAAGATGTAAAGAAAGATGATATTAAAAAAGAAGTTAGGACTGCTCCACCCGAACCAGTTCAACAACAACCAAAGAAGGAAGACACCAAAAAAGAAGAGCCAAAGAAGGAAGAGTCAGTAAAAGAAATGTCTTTGGATGATAGACTTGCTGCTTTATTGGCAAAAGGTGGATCTAAGAGTAAGAAAATGTCAGTGATTTAGATTATCTCTTAGTTATTTTATACCATTCATCCTTTCTTTCACGATAATCAACCATTGGCGCAGGATATTTTACATTCGGATATTTTTTATATGCGGTATACCAGTTAAAAACATCTTTATCTGGTACATCTTTTAATTCAGGTATGTATTGACGTACATATTTTAATTCTGGATCCCATTTTCTGTAGTTCGTTGGATCAATTACACGCCCACCTCTTGTTCCAGCTCTTCCAAATCTATATCCTCCTAAATCATAAGGGCCAACTGTAAAATTCCAATTTCCATAATTATTTCCATAACAGTTATCATATAATAATCTACTAAATACAAATTGTCCACCATATGATCTCCATTCAAATGGATCTTGTTGCAATATTTTAACGGCAAAACTTGATACAATTAATCTACCACGATTATGCATAAATCCTTCAGCTTTTAATTGTCTAACAGCTGCATCAACAACTGGAAATCCTGTAGTTGCTGTTTCCCATAATTTTTTTGCTTCTTTCAAATCATTACGCCATTTTATTTTTGAAAAGAATTCATCAACATGTCCATATTGATTATAATTAAAACGAGCAAGTAAAAAGAAGAATTGTCTCCAATATAATTGTTTTAATAAATCAGCAGACACCTTTTTCATGGCATTATAAACTTCTATCATTGAAACACATCCAAACTTAAGATATCCTGATAAATGAGTTGTATTATAATGTAAATCATTTCTATCTCTTTCATAATGTTTAAAATCTTTAATATGTTTTAAGATTTTTAATGCTTCTTTTCTTCCACCTAGAACAAGTGTTGTTGTACTGTTATGAAAGAACTTATTTATATCACTTTTGTATTGTCCTGTTATAGAGGTTGACGAACCTACAAAATTATTAGGCTTTCCAACTTGATTTCTAACATTTACTTTAATAGCATGTTTATAGTATGCTCCAAATACTTTAAATGGTTGATCTACTTTATTTCTTAAAAAATCTTCTGTTTTACTAAGTGATAAATCATCCATAAATTTTATACATTCTACTGAATGATGCTTTATGATATTGTCCATATCTTTATCCCTTTTTAATGCATACTTACTGAAATCAGCATTATATGAAACAGATGTTGGTTTAACTTGTTTAATTAATTTTTCTAAAACATGTGATGGATCACCATAAAAATAAAACAACTTTGATCCATTTTTGTGTAATTCATCATTTAAATCTTCTAATGATTCAATCATTAATTTAACTGCTGGATCAGAACGATATGCTGAATTTTCAGAGGTATGATCAATTTGAAAAGGATCAAAAATAAATATTGGGATAATTTTATCAACTTGTTTAGAAAGTAAATATAGTGCTACATTATCATGTATTCTTAAATCTCTACGAAAAATATGAATTCCTATTTTAGTCATATAATATATAAATATATAAAT